ATTTCTGTGTCAGGGTGCATACAGTACGCGATAGGCGGCATCTTGGTCAGCGAGTGACCTACAGCCCAGTATGTTTCTAGGTCAACTATTACTATTGTCACTGTATTCTCCCGTCCCGTATGGCTTCCAACTGCGCAAGCTGCTTTTCAATTTGGTGTAGTATCCAACTACCGAATATATCATGAATGGCTTGGCGGTATTCTGACTGATCTTCGAACTGGTCTACAACTAGGCTGCTCGCGACGTCGCAGAGGCGCTCTATGTCTTCAAATTTTAGTACGATCATACTTCCTCCACTTCGTCATGCAGCCTTGAGATTATCGCACCCAGAGCACCGCCTAAGTCTTTACGATCACAGTTCAGTACGGCATCGCGTACGTCGTAGACATTTGGGTTGGCACTGCATGATTGTGGGTGGGTCTTTTGCTGGACCATTTCCATCTGTGCGCTCACCACATCAGCGGCACCCACTTGATACTCGTTCAAGAACTCCAACAGGGTTGGTTTGTCGGTGGGTACGTCGACACTATAGTCAGTGCTAATGAGAATAGAGTTTGTTACACCCCACAGTTCTTTAATTTCTTTTTTTGTACCGACCCAAGTTCCTTGGTGGTCTGTGTATAATTTCATGTTTACCTCCGTTGATTAAATGCGCGGCCTCACGGCTGGAGGACCTTGAAAGGAATGCCCTAATGAAGAGGCAAAAACAAAGTCGTGGACCGATTGCCGCGCTGTGGGTGTTTTTTATCATGCAGCCCACCGCCCACTGGGACTGTCTCTGGGGGAACCTACGAACCCAGAGCGTACACAATCCAGATAGCGACGACGCCAGCGATAGCTAACCACAGCATGACGTTGCGCGTAGAGTTGGAACGGTCATCAGTTGAGATTTCCATCGCAGCATCTGCTTCTCTCTCGAAGACCTCACGTGGTGTGCCGACCTTCTGCATGAGGAAGTAAGCGTACTGGTAGGACACACCTGTTTCCAACGCGACCTCGGTTGGCTTCGCCAGCGGGTTCTTCACAAGGTACTGCCATACAGCCTCTTGCTTAGTTCCATGCGAGTGTTTGGGTACGCGCTTGTGTGTCGGACGTGTTGTCGCCTGTGATATACTCTCGCATTTTTTGATACGGGCGTAAGCGGTTTGGGGTTTTATGCCATTGGCAATGGCACGTTGGGCAATAGTTTTCTTTTTCGCCATTGTGTTTCTCCTAGGATTGGGCGGTGGCGATACGATGCCCGATAGCAAGGCTCGCCAGTTCATTTGTGTCGATGTTAAGGTCATCAACGATTGTGATTTCGACTTTGTTGTCGCGCTTTTCATTAGGCTTACGCAGCTTGTCCAAGTACTTCTGCGGCACGTAGTGCTCAAACTCAGGCATGGCTTCGATCATCTTGTTCAGCGATGCGTGTGCCATCATAAACGCACCAAGACTGTCCCTGATCTTTGCGTACTTACCGTCAATCTCACCACGTTTTATGGCCAGCTGTTCTTGCTTATCGTAAAAGGCCGAAACAACCGGAGGGATGTCAGCGCGTGAATACTCCACGTAAGCCGTAGGCGTACGCCACCCGCTCCTGTTTTTATCGTTGTATCTAGGTGATAATTTAAAAGGCCTACCGCCATCAGGGACATTCAGCGTTACACTATCCTTGCCTTCCTGTTTAGGTACACGCAGTTCAATTCGGGGAAACGTCGCGTGTTCTAGCCAAGCGTCAGGGAGTTTATCCTTCAACTCGGGGGCTTCTTTCCACACAACGTCCTCGACGCTGTTATACAGAGCATCGTACTCTGGGGTGCCTTCTTCAATTCGTGAGGACAGATAAGGTTCCCGCGCTTTAGCGCCCATATCAGATACTTTTTGAAGTACCTCATACACGAGGGTATCGGTTCTACGAACGTATGCCATGTGTTTTCTCCTTTGGCTGAGGGTTACGCATTCACGTCAAACTCGATCACAGTTCCCCATGAGAAGTTGGGAGTGCCTGTGGTGAGCCAGACTGTTTCATGCTTGGAAGTGAAGTCGTGCTGATCGCCGTAGCCATCAGTGAGATAGACCACGACCTCGGGGTCTAAGCCGTGCTCGTCGATGTAATCGAACACGGGAATGAATGACGTACCGCCACCGCCATGCGGCGACAGACGCACAGGAAAGTCTTCGGGTCTAAAGAAGTCGACGTGATTGACGTCAGCGTCACAGTAAATAACCGTAACCGACGCTGGGTTGCAGGTGTCAATGATGCGGCCGACGTGGGCGTTGAACGCGTCCAACTCCGTTTGCCCAATAGATCCTGAAGTATCGACGCCGACGACAACGTCACCCATCTTAGGCAGGTAGTCAGTTGCAGGTAAGTAGATGCCTTGGTGAACGAAGCGGCGGTTCGGTCTGCGCCACGACCACCCATCCCTGATCTTGTTGGTCATGTAACGCTCAAGAATGTCATACCACGGCGTCTTGACGTGAACGATCTCGTCAATCATGCGCTCAAGATTGGCTGGCAGCTTACCCATTGCCTTGGCGGCTTTGCTGGACTGGATCAACTCGACCTTGGCTTGGCCTTCGATCTCTTTGGCCTCGCTCTCGCTGAGGTGCTTACGGGTGTCGATGTCGTTGCCGATACCGCCTCCGCCGCCTCCGCCGCCCTCGGGTGGATCGTTGTACAGTTCCTCAGTCGAGTGATTACGCGCACCATCGAATGTCACACCGCCTTTGATGAACGTGCCAACGCCAGCGTCAATCAGCGTGTCGTTGATGACAAGATCCGCAGCGATGTTCCAAGCCTCGGGGTCACGATTACCTATACGCACAGCGTGGCAGAGCATGTAGTGCATGGCCTCATGCGCCAGTAAGAAGATCAACTCGCCGACAGTTTTGGGAAAGCACCACGTTGGGTTCAGTCGCATCTGTCCCCTGCCGTCCATCGACGCAGTCGGCACGTTGTAGTCGTAGATAAGATCACGCTTGCTCACCGCCATACCAAAGAACGGATGGTCAAGAACGAGCAGAGACTTTGCCTTGGCAATACGACGCTCAAGATCAGCTTGTTGCTCCGGCGACAACCGAACGTCGTCGGCTTCAGATATTTGGCGGGTCGAATTAACGTCGACGTTAGTAGGCATGGGTATGACCTCACCACGTGACCTACCGTTGCCCATAGGCACACTAACTATTACAGGTTGCATTATATTCCTCCATTTGCTTACACGTTAACACGTTACGACGTAACGAGACGCTTGAGTGTTGCCAGCTGCGATAACATCGCATTCATGTCGTGCTGGTAAGTCTGACCTTTGCTTTTGAAGTCGAGCCGCAAATTATCGCAGCGTGTCTCCAGACGTTTAATCAAGTTAACCACTTGGATTTGTTCTTGCGTTGTCATTCGCTTTCTCCTTTGCGATTGTACATTCAGCGAGAGTTCTCAGGTCTGTAACTGGAACGTAGTCAAGGGTTGTTTCCTCGATACAATCATCACACCAGTTAATTGCCTCACAAACTAATTGGTCTAGTACCCACGCTTGCTTTGATGTGTCCCAGTTGACGTGCGCTTCAGTAGAAACATTGTCGCTTCCGCATGTTTTGCAGACAAACTTCATAAGCTGTGTCATACCAGTCCTTTCATCTGTCCCATGAGGGCTTCGATCTCGGCCTTCGCAGTTGTACGTGTGTGCACGTCGTGCTTGACCGTCTCGGTGTTGATCGCCGACGCAACGCGCATCAGGTCGTCAATCTGCTTCTGGATCGCAGGGTCATCGCTCAGATTGGCGCGGTTCATACGATCAGCCGCATCTATCATGTTGGTAATCAAGCTCTTGCTGAAACGCTGCACATCCTCGACAGGCTTGGTCAGGTGTGCCACGGCCTCCTGCATCGGTTTCATCAGCTGCTGTATCAAGTGCGACGACGCGGCCTTGCCTGCTTCTTTGAGCATCTTCTCCGTCGACGTCGTCAGTGCCTGCCGCTCCTCCTCGGAGATACCACGGGGGTCCATGTGCTCAGGTTTTGGCACAGGCATGAAGTTCAACTCGTAGCCGTAGCAGCTACGAATATCAGTGGGGTAATCGCTGTAATCAGCGAGCCGTGGGTCAATCGCATACAGACGGGCATAGTCAGTCTGCACAATCGTAGGCCAGTTCGCCACAAGATCATCCAGTGCCTTTTCTATCTCGGCTGCACGTTTGCGCAACTCGCCAGTGATTGTGAGATACTGCATGGAATTGAGCATGTAGACGCCTCTACCCCACGTCCACGGTACAGTGTTATTTCGCAGATAGGTCTGCATCTCGCGGTACATTGCGTTGATCTTTTTGACGCGGTTGTCCTTGCTGGCAAACAAGTGCTTGTTCACACTACCAGCGCCGTACTCATTCGTCGCTTCCTCATCGCGCTTATACGGTGCAAATGTGCTAAGGCGTAACGAGCAGAGCATAGCCTTCTCTGTCATAGTCTTGATGCTGACACTGGCGCATGATGAGTCGTCGATGATTGGATTGGCTGGGGGGCTGTCAACAACGGGTACGTCGACGTTTGTAATATTACAGGAGGTCTCTTTGACTCCGACGACGTCGACGTCGTTACCGGGCACGCCGGGCTTTACTGACGACGCGGCGGCTTGTATCGCTGCTTGCAGCGTTGCTTGCATGTTCATTCTTTAGTTCCTCCATATTTGATTGCCACGACATAAAATGTGTCAACACGTAAGCACGTACTGACCTGTCGTATTCGGTTGGATTTATGTGGCGCATCCACTCGCCATCTGTGGGTTTGGGAAAACTTCCCAGTTCATTGGGATGTTGCTTGGGTACAAGCATCCGTACTTTCATTCGTTACCTCCTGTTCTGCTAGTTTGAGATCGTGTGCCTTGTCTTCAAGCAAGTATGCTATTTCATCTGCAAATTGATCGTCGGCTAGTCCGCTGCGAAAACACTTGGCCCAGTGTTCGAGAGCCTTTATATATTCGTCGCTCACTATTCTCCCTCCAAGTGTGCAGCTTCCACGATTGTGGCTTGGCGAATTACTTCGGCGTTCCACACGGCTGCGTCTTCGATTGCTTTTTCGCGGCTCTCGCACTGTGTCCAGAACTCAATGCCGTCCTCTTTCATTAAGAACCAGTCCATCAGTTACCCCCCATAAAGATGTCTTGGTTTTTGATGGCCCACTCTGTGAACTCTTTGGTGTGCTGTAACTCAGGGTTAAGCTTCATGGCGTCGGTCAGGTAGACCATCATGAAATCTTTGGGCAAACGCTCCATGAACTGCATGTCACGTGGGAAACTATCAGGCGTTGCAGTCATGGACAGAGCAGTCGACACGGCGTAGCGCACGGCTGGCTCCTGTGGAACTTCTGTGTTTGTCGGGTGCATACGGATCACGTCGATGCTTGGCATCTTCTTCATCATGTCACGCGCAGCGCACCACTCGGCGGCAGCACCCTCGCCGACTTTACCACTCGCCGCCATCATATACAGATCAGAGGGCAGATCGCTTGGCACCTCAGTGAACAGCTTAGTCCATGAACGCTGTGTCGGGTTGCTCCGACGGTTGGGATCGTAGTCATTCAAGAGGTTCGGGCGCAGACGCAAGAACGCAATACCATCATGCGGCACACTGTTCTGCATGGCCCACTCACACCAGTCATCCAGTGAAGTCTCCACGTCGAAGTGATACATGCGGTCATTGAGATGGCCTAGTAACGGCTTGGCTCCAGCCCGATCCTCTGCACGGTTGCCAGTGGCAATGATACATACGGCAGGGTCAAGTTTGAACGTCGGTGTCTCACGCTCCAGCATGAAACCAGCGGCCCACGTTTGGTGGTGTGTAGAAGATTGGTGCAATTCCTCAAGGATGATCATGCCACCGCCAGTGCCTTCACGGAACTGATAGAACATCTTCGACGGGTTGAACGATGTCATTCCGTCGATAACAGAGGGCACCCCTGTAAAGTCCACGACGTCGTGGTTGTTAATGTGCACGACCATGATACGGTCATCCGCGAAACCTAGTTTCTGACCAATCTGCACACATGCGTCGCTCTTACCTTCGCCCGGGCGGCCAACGATGTCGACGACGACGCGGGGCGATTTGCGATACATAGCAGTAGCCGTTTCGATAATTTGGTTGATAGAACCCATGATAGTTACCTCCGTTTGAGTTTGGTTATGTGTAATTAAACGGTGTCACATGTGTTAACATGTCAACATCTTACCTGTCAACACGTAAACAAGTGCACGTGTAAGATTACGCAGCTTCGTCGAGCATATCCTCGAGCCACGCGGGGCGGCAACGCTTGCGATAGTCTAAGAAGTCACGTTTGTCGGCAGCATAATACTGCCGGTATGCCACGACGGGATCGTCGTGCTTGTATTCATCAGGCATGGCCTGAGCAAATGGTGTCAATCCACCAGAGGGTATGTTTGCTGGCAGGTTGGAGAGAGCAACGCCCAGCTTCCACCACGATTTGTGCAGCTTGTAGTAACGATACGTGTACTCGTCACTTAACGCTTTGAAATGATCGTATAGCCACTGATAGTTGGCGGCTGACTGGCGCACCCACACAGTGCATGGGTGGTTGTTATGCGTAATTTTTAGGAACGGGAACGGCGATGAGTCGTGCGTGTCTGTGCCATCCAGAACTCTATGAGCAGCGGATAACATCTGCGCACTTTCCAGCACCATCTTTACCACGTGCTTGTCACACTGCATACGCGCAGCGATTGCTGGATCAAGGTCCAGTACGAATATGTTCATTCAATAACTCCCTATGTGGAGGCTGACGAACAGCCCGATTAGCAGGACAAAGACGCCAACGGCTGCGCCGCAGAACACGGCCAGCGTCAGACTAGCGACGACTTCTTTCAGAGTTTCCATGTCGGCGGCTCCTACTTTATGTGTTTACGTGTTAACAGTGAGCGACGGCAAGTGCGTCGTTAAGTGACGGCGTTGCGATCAGCTGGCGACCGTCCCACGTCGTTACAGTCCACAGTCCGGCGACCTCGGCGACGGTGCATCTACGCAGTGCGGTCCGCCATTTGCTTGTAGCGACATCCGTGCGTTGCCGCGCACGCTCCTTGTCAGCTCGTGTCGCCGACGACGTGAACGCCAGAGAGTTGCGGTTGACCCTACCCTGTGTGGTAGAATACTGGCGGATACATTTGCCGATTTGCAAGCGAGTGCGGTTGTTCATGATAGCCTCCGATAAATTGACCTGTCTCATCAGTGCCGTGAGGTCATCCACGACAGAAGCGCCCCGTGTGGGGCGCGTTTCGACTATCACTCTGCGGCGATTGCCATTGGTGGTACGTTGGCGTTAATACGGCCTTGGATTTGCTGTGCGATGTGAGCGGCGTTAGCCAGAGCGTGTTCCCACTCATGCGCCTCGCCCCACACAACGTTGTTGCGTACTTTACCCTTCAAGTCGCTATCGGGGTCAGCGTGTTCCGCAGCTTTTGCCATCAGTGCGTTGAGTAACTGTGGCATAGTCATGTCCTTGGCGATCTGTTGCACAGATTTGACGAAGTCAAACCAAGGTTTAATGGTGGTGTCGGGTGCCGTGTAGTCGTCGAACACGGCTTGAGCGTCCGCGTAGTCAGCGGCGTCAACTGCGGCCTTGGCTTTGCCAAAAGTGCCATCTGGACGGATACGAGCGAACCCGTATTCTTCAATCCAGTCGATCAGAGCCTTGCGGTCTTGGCCGCGTATGGCATCCAGAAGTGTATTGTAGTGGGTCACGTCGCCATGCTGGTAGGCATGGGCTGCAATCTCGCACAGGGTTGACTGGATCATATTGCGAAGCGTTTTGTTGCGCCCTGCGATAGATTTGATTTGCTTGGCGATACGCTTGTTAGTCGCTTTGATGTCGTTGAACATGATAAATTACCTCCATTGGTGCTGCATGTGTCAAACTACGTGACGCTGGAAAGAGACGTTATGACGTTCATTATGACGTTACCTACGGTGTAACCCATTGATAACACACGGTTATGACGTTATGACGTTTGTTTGAAGTAAAGATGAGATTTTTTGTGGGGAGCCGCCGATTTGCATAGCAAGCTCACACACTGCCTCATATGGGGTTTTATTATTTATTAACGTCATAACGTCATAACGTCATAAAGTCATAGTCAACCTGTTGGTTTTATTGAGTTTTCATTATGACGTTACATTATGACGCTGGAAAGAGCGTCACGTACATTGACACAAGCCGTGGATCAGACAGACGGACACCGCAAGCAGCGGACAGGTTGGCCTGTCATACCGCCCATGTGCCACGATCAATGTGTCATGCGCTAACCCCGACGCGTGTTTTATGCAATAGGGGAACTGTCCGGATGCAATGCCCTGCCCTTTGGAGGCGCGTCATGTAAGTTTTCGAGGGAGCTTGCGTCGCATAGCGCGCATTACTTTCACCATGACTGGCTCAGTCATTTTTTGCCCGTTCATGTACGGTGCCGCAGGTGGTGGTATCACAGGCCGGTTCCACGGTAATCCTGTTACTGTACGGGCTATCCGCCCACGCATACACCTCGCCGGTGCGTCGCGTCCACAAGCCGCGCTTATAGCTGCGCGATGTAGCTCCCGTGAACACACCAGTGACGGGTCACACCTTACTCTTTAACGCGCGGTGGTTCGGCGCGTGGTCGTCGCCTGTCACATACGCGCTGCACGCGTCGCTATGGGCATGACCAAGTTAATCTGTCAGCGGGTTCCAGCCGCCTCAACAATGGCGCGGCGTAAACGGACCCCACAGGGACCGACTGGGTGGCCCCCCGCCCCCAGCCCTTATGTATCCCATTCATCGCAACCCCAATTTTTCCCTTTACAACTTATACGTGCATCATTGACCAAGCCCCCTTAATCTGTTAACACGTGTGCATGTCAAAGCATGTCCAGCACGTTCTCGACCCCAGTAAAATACACGAACCTATCCTCTCTGCAGAGCAGCTTGCGGCGATTGAGGAAGACCCCTCTCTTATGGAGACGGTGGCCCGTTTGCTGGGCGCGGTGAACCTCGACAATCTGTTCCGCCACATGCAAAACCCGGACATCAACCCGACTGCGCGTATAGAATTTCAAAAAATGCTCAATAAAATGGGCCGACTGGAACCAGATACCAAAATAGACAGCGCTGGCACCGGTCCGCAGGTGGTAATCAACATTACTCGGGCAAAAGATCAGGAAGATTCCATAACAATCGAAGGTCAGGCCGTAGAAGATGGCGCATGAGATCAATTTTGAGGTAATTGAAAGCCTCGATGAGTTCTTTTACAGCGATAAATTCATTTCTTTAGCCGTGGGGCCGGTGGGATCTACGAAAACTACCGCTGGAATTATGAAAATCCTGCACCATGCGGCGCTGATGGCCCCTTGCAAGGACGGAATACGCCGATCTAGGGCCATTTGGGTGCGAAATACGCGCGAACAGCTGCGGGATACGAGCATTCCTGACTTTTTAAAGTGGATTCCTGATGGTGTTATGGGGCATTTTCTCAAAACTGAGTACAAATTCGTCCTAAAAGTGGGTGATATTGAGTGCGAAGTGCTGTTTCGGGGGCTGGATGACGCCAATGACGTGCGTAGATTGCTCTCATTACAGGCCAGTTTCTTCATTTTTGACGAATTTAGGGAGATCCACCCCGATATTTATAACGCTGCACAGGGTCGAATAGGCCGTTATCCGGACAAAATGATGAACGGTGTGGGGTGTCAAACGGACGATGGGAAGCCGAATATGCACCTCTGGGGCATGACAAACCCCCCTGATATGGACACGTTTTGGGAAGATTTGCTCACAGAACCCCCTGATAACGTGCATGTCACGATACAACCCAGTGGTCTAAGCCCAGAGGCTGACTGGACGAAGTTTTTGCCTGATGACTACTACGACAACCTAGCTCAAGGTAAGACCGAGGACTGGGTGGATGTGTATATACACGCTCAGTTTGGCAAATCCTTAAGCGGCCAGCCTGTGTTTCGATCCTTCGACAGAACAGTACACGCGTCTAAGGAAGAGCTGGTACCGATGTACACGGACAGCCCGTTGATAATCGGGGTAGACGCAGGGCTGACGCCAGCTGCTGTCATAGGTAACGTCGCATACGACGGACGACTGGTTGTCTACGATGCGTTAATATCCGATGGGATGGGTGCGCTTAGGTTCGTGCGGGAGCGGCTGAAACCCTTGCTTGCGAACAAATTTGCAGGACGGAGGGCAGTCGTGATTATCGACCCTGCGGCGTTCCAGAGGGTGCAGACCGACGAGCGGACGGTGGCGGACATATATAAAAACGAGGGGTTCAGCGTGCGGCCTGCGCGGACGAACTCAGTGGCTGCGAGGATCTCGGCGGTTGATAAATACCTGACCCGTGTGGTGGATGGGAAGTATAGTTTTGTTGCGTGCTCGGTCCATGCGAACAATTTGATCCAAGCTCTGGCAGGAAAATATCGATATAAAATAAACACTAAGGGGGTGCGGGACGAGAAGCCAGAAAAATCCCACCCTTGGTCTGACGTCGCTGATGCGTTTCAGTATATGTGTCTCCACGCCGATGGCGGTGAGGTATTTGGGGCGCAGTCGTTCCAGACGCAGCGAAGAGAGATAGCGAAAGTGTCTGCTGGAGGGTGGACCTAATCTGTTGACGCGTTAGCAGATAAGTGATACGAGTGTAACAGATCACATGTGAGATAACCTATGGCGCTAGGCCCAGCACTGATACCTGTTGCGCGTGCCTCCGACCTTGAGGCAGCTGCGCAGCGAGAGGCTTCCCAGAAGCAAGCGACACCTATGATTCAAGGACTGGCTTCGCATACGCGGAAGCGGTGGGAGGTTATGCGTGACCATTTTCGTGAGGATCTTGAGGACAGGCTGACGGCCTGTGTCCGTGCTCGGAATATGGAGTACGACCCTGCAAAACTCGCTGAGATACAGGAGCAGGGCGGTTCAGAGATATTTATGGGGATAGTGTCCGCGAAATGCCGTACCGCTACTGCATGGCTGCGAGACACGCTCCTAGGGCAAGGTGCGGACAAACCTTGGTCTCTCTCCCCTACCCCGATACCAGAAGTGCCCCCAGAAGACGCGATGGCGATGCAGAACATGATGCGTCAGACGTTGATGCAGTATTACGCTGAAGGCGGTGTGCAGCCCTCCCCTCAAGAGCTGAGAGAACTTGCCTCTGGCATGAAAGACACCGCGATGCGCGAGTTGAAGCACAGAGCGGAGAAACGTGTCGAGCGTATGGAGAAAAAACTCGAGGACCAGATGGTCGAGGGCGGTTGGACGAAAGCGCTGTTCGAGTTCACGAACGATGTTGCGACGTTCCCCTACGCGATCATGAAGGGGCCGATACCGCGCAAACGTAAAGTCATGAAGTACGTCGACGGTGGTCTGGCTGTTGTAGAAGTCGTCCGTGACGAGTGGGAGCGGATTGATCCGTTCAAGTTTTATTGGTCGCCTTGGGGCGATGACGTCCAGTCTATGCCGATAATTGAGGTCCACCACCTGACCCGTGATGATGTCGAGAACATGATCGGAGTGGAAGGATACGACGAAGCGTCTGTGCGTTCGTTGCTTGTGGACTTCGGTTCGAGTGGGATGGACTGGCTCGACAGTGATAGCAGCGACTACGAGGAAGTCACGAGTTTAGATTTTGATGAAGCAAGCTCCGATGTGGTGGCTGCTATACAGCTTTGGGATACAATTCCCGGCGATTTGCTCCTCGAGTGGGGTATGTCTGAGGAAGAGATTCCAGACCCCCAGAAGTCATATCCGTGTGAAGTGTGGATGGTAAACAACACTGTTATCCGCGCTGTTCTAAACTACGATCCGCTTGGACGTAAGCCTTACTACGTTACCTCTTTCGAGAAAATTCCTGGTCGACTCGATGGTAACGGAGTCGCCGACCTTTGTATGGACGCCCAGAACATGTGCAACGCCGCTGCCCGTGCGTTAGCTAACAATATGGGCATCAGCTCCGGTCCACAGGTCGGCGTTAATATCAGCAGGCTCCCTGCAGGCGAGGACATCACGCAGATGTACCCTTGGAAAATATGGCAGTTCCGTCAGTCGGACTACAACGATTCCTCCCCACCTATGACGTTTTTTCAGCCAAACTCTAACGCTGCGGAGCTTATGGCGGTGTTTGATAAGTTCATGGTGCTTGCGGACGAGGTGTCGGGCATACCAAAATACATGACAGGTTCACACGTTCCGGGCGCAGGACGCACGTCGTCAGGGCTGTCTATGCTTATGAGCAATGCTGGGAAGTCTATCAAGCAGGTGATTGCAAACATCGACTTTGATGTGATCCGCCCCATGTTGGAGCGGCAGTACCAGAGAAACCTACGTTATGCAGATGATCCGGATTTAGTTGGTGATGTACAAATACTTGCACGCGGCGCGATGTCGTTGGTCGTTAAAGAAGCCGAAGCTGTTCGCAAAAATGAGTTTCTCCGTTTGGTACTGGAGAGTCCGATTGCACAACAGATTGTTGGCCTACCGGGTACGGCTGAACTCCTCAGGGATATGGCCGGTAATCTCAACACCAATGTTGATCGTCTTGTCCCTTCTCGAGAGGATGTGCAGAAGCAGCAGATGATGCAACAACAGATGATGATGGAGCAGCAAGCGCTAGAGCAGGCAGCTAACTTACAGGAAGATGGTTCTGAGCAAGGTGGGCGTGCAAGTAACACAATGAGCGCAAGGCCTAACGGCCGATAAGCCTATGTGTTGACACGTTAACACATTTAAAGTAGGATTTCAGTAATGATTGATTTGAATCTAACTGATGTGAAGCACGTTCAAGCGCTGCTAAAGATCAAAGAGGCAGGTTCGGCCAATCCTTTCATCGCCTTCCTAGAGGGCGAAATACAAGACGCGGCAGCGCGGCTAATAAAAGCAGACGACACGGTTACAATCCACCGTTTGCAAGGTCGGGCTGAAGCATTTCAAGACCTACTGGCTGCGATTGAAGAGTCGCACAAGGTAGTTAAACGCTCGTAAGAGCACGACGAAGCATACCATACGCGGAAGCAGCATACCCACGGGCGCTGCAGAAGATAGTTGGCGCTTTAAGGAGAAAAATATGGCTCTGCCTAAACAGGTGCAAAAGCAGCTTGAGGAAGTAGAAGAACTAGAAAAAGCGATTTTAGCCCAGCAGAATCCGGAGGAAGCACAGGATGCAGCCCCAGAGGAAGTGGATACTAAGGCCGAAGACGCTAGTGAGACAGAACCAGCGCCTAAGCCTGACAAAGCGAAGCCAGCTGACACGTCGCCGACGGACGTAGAGGATGACGGTTTTAAGCAGAAGTACGATACCTTACTAGGTAAATATGATGCTGAAGTTCCTAGATTGCACAAACAAGTGCGTGAACTAACAGGGCAACTTGAGCATTTAAAACAAGAACTTACTGCAAAAAAAGCCGAACCGACAAAGCCGAAGGAGAAAGTCAGTTTAGTGACCGATGAAGAACGAGCCGAGTTTGGCGAAGAACTTCTGGATGTCCAGCGTCGAATTGCAAGAGAGGTTTCTCAAGAATACGAGGACCGGTTTGAGCAACAAGAAGCGGTTATCAAAGAATTGCAAGATCAGCTTGCAAAGACAGGTAGCCAGATTGGTGAGGTCGGTTTTAGTCAAAGATTAGCACAGCTAGTTCCAGACTTTGCCGAAGTTGACCAAGATGATCGCTGGATGAAGTGGCTAAATGAGCATGATCCCATGCTTAGGGGGCCGCGCAGAAGCCAAGCACAGGCCGCATTCGATGCAGGTGACGCAGAAGCCGTAGCTCACTATGTGAACTTGTGGAAAAAAACGTTAGCTGAACCGACTGAGCCTGAGAAACCGGTAGTCCAAGCGGAGCTTGAGAAACAGGTCGCGCCAACTCGAAGTGCTAACTCGGTAAAACAGCCGACGAACCAAAATTCTAAGATCTACTCCGCTAAGGAGATGGATGCAGCTTGGAACAAACTTTCGTTGATGATGCGCCGAGGGAAACTCGAAGAGGCAGCAAAACTTGAAGCAGAACTATCAGCTGCATACACCGAGGGCCGCGTCCGACCATAAGTGTTAACGCGTTAACTTATTAAGGCAGCTGTACACCAACTTAGACGTATAGGAGGCCGAAATGGCAGCTGTATTTCCCGTCGTAGGCTCAGGCGCATTCGACACAACACCATCCTACTCTGGTCAGTTTATCCCCACGCTGTGGTCGCAGAAGCTCAATGCTAAGTTCTACGCGAACAC